GGGAGAAGGTCACATCGGAAAGGTAATCGACGCGGGCAAAGCAGTTGCCATACTGAATGTAGTCAAGAAGAAGCTGAGACGAGGTGTTGATAAATCCACTGCGCCGAACCTTGGTCATTACGTAGTTGGAGATATACTTGACCTTCTCTGGTCGTGCGGACACGCTATCGGATGCCTCCCACCGAAGCCAAGATCGGTTGGGGAAGGTGGTGTAAAAATAGTTGGCGTGCAGATTGTCCATGATCTGCGTCAGCTTGGGGGTGGTGGTGCTGTTGGACCACGGAAGAATGGCGTTGCCGGTGGTGCGCGTGTCTGTCGCGTAGAGGTAGTTTCGGAGTTCCTTCTTTTCCTCCACCCACTTCTGACGAAGGTTGTTCCACTCCACCCACTGATTTGCAATGGACGAAGCCATCTTATCCGCGCTGACAAGCTGCTCAATGTCCAGAACTTCAGCTACCATTATCGGTTGCCCCTAAATCTGTTGCCAGCCCATACGACGCTGGTGGGTCGTCCTTCCGCACGCTGAGTCGGTTTGACTGCAATTTCCACGGCGGAGGCCAAGGCGTCTTTCACGTCGTCGTGCGGCGGGTAGCGGGTAATTAATTCGTCCTCAAGAACCTGACAATTACCCCCGCGATAGTGCCATACTTGGTGATTGTCGTAGCGAGGTTCAAGTATAGCGGAGATTCGCTCCTGCTTGCTGCCGTCGTTACGGGTTGGACGATACTCGGCAATAGACAGAGCAACCCCGTTCTCTTTAATCTTCTCTTTGAGTTCCTTGACGATTGCCGACTGAGCGACGCTGACTTCTGCCCTGATCTTGCGGAAGTTCCACTTGTTGATAAGAGCGAAGATATGATCGTAGTAGTCGGTGATCCGATCAGTCTTGAAACGGTCAACGTCAAGAACGTAGATGTTGTTACGGGTGTCGATGCCTACGATGACGATAGCCGTGTAGTCAGCCGTCTTGCGAAGGGAGTAGGCAAAGTCCACGGCAGCAAAGACGTTGAGCTTGGTGTCCTTGTAGGTCCAGTGACCGTCCGTATACTTCAGGAACTTCTTGTCGTAGTATTGGAACTTGTCGCTGCTGACCGGGGCATCGTCAGGGTCGGAGGGATTGTTGTAATACTGAGCAAAGAACTGAGTGCGGTCGAGATACTGACCACGCTTACGAGCGAGAACCTGAATGTCAAAGCCGAACACCTTGCCGTCCTTGGCGCGACGCTGACGAGGCCAAAGAAACTCTCCGGTCCCGTCACCTGAACTCTCCACCTCTCGCTGCATGACTTCGTAGATCGGCTCTTCCCCGGTCTTGTGACCTTCGTTGTCGTAAAGGTCTTCACGCATGGACATGAGGTTGGAATAGAGGTCTTTGGGATGGTAGCGTGTTCCGACCACCCACTCTCGGGCATCCGCACCTTCGATTGACGACAGAAGAGAATACTGCGAGCGGACCTTGTTTCGTCCCTCTTCCGTGTATGCGTTTTCGAAAACCACCACATCGTCCAGAACCGCGATGTCACAGTGCAAACCTGTAAGAGACGTAGTAAGACCGCCGGTAAAGATGGAAGGGTCTCGGATGTTCTCAGCCTGCCTGAGAGGATGGTCCAAAGCGATCTCAGAGGAAGTCCACTTGGTCCTCTTGGACTCTTCTCGGTTTACGTGCTCAGGCCAATAGCGGCGGTAGATAGGGGAAAGGAAGATTGTCTTGATAAACGAAAGCTGCTTTTCGGCCAGGTTGCTGGTGGCCGAGATGTATAGCACACGAAGGGTAGGATCACGAGTAAGTTCCCACGCCACCCGAAACGCAACAAGGGTGGATTTCATATGGTCACGGGGGAACAAAAGCAACTGGTGGGTCTTGGCTTCGGAGCGTGTCCACCACTCTATGACTTCTTCGTGACACGCGCCGATCACTCGCTCGGGAGCGACAAGTTTGATAAACACGCTGAGGTCCGCTTCCGCCGCCTGACGGATTTCGTCCTTGGTCATCAGAAGAAGCTAAGCACCACCGGCGAGATGATTTCAATGAACGGAACCACGTCCGTAGCCTCAGCCGTCAGACCAAAAGCCGTCGTAGCGGCAACGACAAGACCGGCCCAAACCCGCCAACGCTTCCGCTCGGGGATGGACAGGTAGGCGTCTTTGATCTTATTCTTCATCGTCCGTGAACCTCGACTTGATCTTGTAGCAGGCATCAACGATACGGTCGCCAACGGGCGTAAGAGGATCGGCGTCACCCGAACAGACGCTTGCACCATGACGAACGAGAGGAAGAGCGACGCGGCTGGTCAACTCCGGGGTCATCAGGGCGCATCCGGAGAGCATCCCCAGAAGCAGAAGAGGAGCGATCAGTTTCATTTGCCATCTCCTTGGCTACGGTTCGAACATTCTCTACGCGGTTGGACCACCCTCGGCCAAACGTAGGCCAATGGCGAAGGGACTGAAGGAACGACATGCGACGGTCACACACCTTGTCGATGATGCTCTCGGGCTTCATGTCGTCTACTGCGCTCAAAGTGATCGGGCCGACGATACCATCAGCGGATACACCCACGGATAGTTGAAGCCAACGTGCAGCACGGCTAGAGCCGGAGTTGACCGAAGCATCGAAGATGCAATAATCGACGCCATCCGGTAGCTCGTCAGCGTCCACTCTATCCCAATACTGTTTGTAAACAGCATGAAGTTCATCATCGGTAATCTCCCTTACGCTACGCTTTGGTTTGCCTTCCTCTCGGCGGTGGTTGTCGTAGACGGCTTGCGTAACGCCTTTGTTGGTGGCACCGCCGGGGTCTTCAGGATGGTCTACAAACCCGCCCTCGTGAACAAGGACAAGATCAAGTGCATCCTCAAAGGAAGTGTTCTTGTGTCGCATTACCGCGTCATCACCTGAATGGCCCAAGTGGAGTTGGCGAGGTCAACAGCACCGCCTGTGTTGTTCGTGAGCACCACGGTCACGGTATCGTCAGCCGTGACGGAATAGCTGAGGTCAAGGTCCGTCACGTCCACGCCGGGAGCGACGGTTACGAAGTCGCCGACCTTGGCTCCGGTGACAGTAAAGTCATTCGTGGCCTGCCCGTTGTCTGCAATCGAGGCGGGGTTCCAAGCGGCGGTAGCCCGGAGCATAACCGTGGGGTTGGCAAGAGGAATCCAACCTAACGTGGAGGGCCAAGCGGCAGGGAGAGAACGCCGACGAAGGTAGGGAAGCAGACCACGGAGAAGGAAGGGATGAATCTCCATGAGGTTGGAGGCTTCGTTACGGAAGAACAGAGTGTAACGGCTGTCGCCGCCGCTTGCCGTGTAGGGTGCCCAAAAGTTGTAAGCCACGAACTGCTCTCGACCGTTGACCGGGAACGTTCCTCGCACCGCACGGTTCATTACCTCGGTTCCCGCTGCGTTGCGGATACCAAAGGTCACGTCACCCTCTGTGTGAGCCCCTGCGTCAATCCAGAAGCCTGCGGTCATAGGCTCACCCACCATCACGTTGTCGGCGGTGGTGAGCACGTTGTCCGATGCGTCGTAGGTCTTGACGGTGTAGAGGTTGGGAGGGGCAAAGATTTCACCAAGGTTGCCGGAACCGTCAGCTACCAGAGGATCAGCGTTGGCCGTGTCCATAGCGGCGGTGGTGTAGGTGGTGACGGCGGTGGTGGTCTTGTTCTGGAACAACCTGATCTTGCCGTTGGCCACCGGGCTTGCGCCGCTTAGAACCTGGTCGTAACCGTCCAGACGTGCTGCATCAAACACGTCGATCTCAAACTCCTGAGCCGTGGAAGAACCATCAGACAGACGAACGGAGTCGGGGTTGAAGATCGGAGAGCCGTTGCTTGAGACGTAAGCCGTCTTGGCTCGGAAGGTGGAGGAGTATGCAGACCCGTCCGTATGAAGCGAGGGAGAAGGCAGGAGCGTTTCTTCCACGTCCGTGGCGTAAGGGATAGCCCCGAGAAGAATGGGCGCTACAGCAGTCGTTGAGGGCGTCCCACCAGGCTGGTTGGCTCGGTCCTTGCGGGGGTAGGGAAGAACTGCGGTGGGATCAAAGTTGGCCTCGATCTGTCCCCAATAGTTTAGGCGGGTCTTGCCGAGACCGGGAGAGCCAACGGTAATCAGGTCGGCACGGAACTCCATAAGCTCCGCGATGTTGATGTCCTTGACCTTGTTAAGACGGAGCATCTGGACAAAGATACGTCCGTTATTGGAGGCCGAGGACGCATCACCAAAGTCGATCTCGCCGTTATGGACTGTGCCGTCACCACCAATCGCATCGCCGGGATTGAAGTTGATGGTCTCGAAGTAAAGGTCTTTACCGTTGTTGACAAGAAACTTGGGATAGCCCTCGCTGTGGTAGGTGCCGTAGAAGTGGT